CAGAACTGGGAGAATCCAGACCCACCTGAGTGTGAATATATAATACAATCATGGGATACTGCATTTTCTACACGAACAACTGCAGATTATTCTGCGATAACTACATGGGGTGTGTTTAATAAAGGATTAGATATGCCTAACCTAATATTATTGGGGGCAGAAAAAGGAAGATGGGATTATCCGACACTTAGAGAGAAAGCAGTTAAAAAATATAATCAACATAATCCAGATTCTATACTAATAGAGAAGAAAGCTTCAGGTCAATCTTTAATACAAGACTTACGTTTAACAGGTTTGCCTATATTTGAGTTTCAACCAGACAGAGATAAAGTTGCTAGAGCATATTCTATAACATCTTTGTTTCATAACAGACGAATATTTGCCCCTTTTAAAAAAGATTGGGCTATGGAAGTTATAGATGAGACTAGAGCTTTTCCAGCAGGACTTCATGATGATTATATGGATACACTTACACAAGCATTGATATGGATGAGAAATGGTGGATATGTTTCACATGGAGCTGATACTTGGCTTGACAAACGAGAGCAAGAGATTTATAATAGAGATGGTAGAAAATTCTACTAAAGGGGATACATGGCTATAGAAAAAAGAATAGAATTACCAGAAGACGATACGTTATCTGCAGACTTACCTACAGGTCAAGAGATAACTGAAACACAAGATGGTGGCGTAGAAGTCACTTTAACAGATCAACAACAATTAGATGAAGCTGAAGCTATGGGTCTTCTTGAAGAAGATGCTCCTATGATGATGGGGGACTTTGATGATAACCTGGCTGAAAATATGCCAGAGTCTGATATACAAGAAGTTTCTAAAGAATTACAAGAAGGTTACGATAGAGATAAACAATCTAGAGCAGAGTATGATGAAATTGCAGAAGAAGGTATAGAACTATTAGGTTTAAAATATGATGAAGGTGCAGGTGCATTTCCAGGAGCAAGTGGTGTTACACATCCAGTTCTTGCACAAGCAGTTGTAAAGTTTCAAGCTAAAGCATACAAAGAATTATTTCCAACTGAAGGCCCAGTTAGAACTAGAATTATGGGCACACAAACTCAACCTAAATTAGAACAAGCAAATCGTGTAAGACAATTTTTAAATTGGCAAACACAAATACAAATGCCTGAGTACGGACCTGAGTTAGATAAAATGTTATTTCATGTAGCTTTGTATGGAACAGCATTTAAGAAAACTTCTTTTAATCCTTCATTACAAAGACCAGTTACAGAATTTATTAAAGCACAAGATTTTTTTATTGATTACTTTGCATCTGATTTAGAAAGTGCAGAAAGATACACTCATAAATATTTAATATCTAAAAATGAAATTAAGAAAATGCAAATTGCAGGAATGTTTATAGATACAGATATAGATGCAGAATATGGATCTGAACAAAGTTCCGCTGATGAAACTTCTGATGAAATTGTAGGTGTTTCTAAACCAGGAGAAAATGATGATTATATAGAAATGTTAGAGATGCATATCAATTTAGATCTGCCAGGTTATGAAGATCCTGATGGTATTAAATTACCATACATAGTTCATATGACATCTGATGGAACAGTTTTAGCTATTAGAAGAAATTATGATCCAGACGATCCAATGCGTAAAAAGAAAATGTATTTTACGCATTATACAATGATTCCAGGTTTGGGTTTTTATGGTTATGGTTATATCCATTTAATAGGTGGATTAACTAAAACAGCTACTTCCTCTATGCGTCAATTGATTGATGCTGGAACCTTTGCGAACTTGCCAGGTGGTTTCAAGGCTCACGGTTTACGTGTCCTTGCACCTGACGAGCCTATTGCTCCAGGTGAATTTAGAGAAGTAAATGCACCCGCTGGTGATTTAGGAAAGTCTTTACAGATACTTCCGTTCAAAGAACCATCGTCAACTTTATTTAATTTAATGGATTATGCGTCTAAACTCGCATCCCAGTTTGCAGACTCTACTGATAACGTAGTAGAAAATGCAACAAACTATGGGCCAGTTGGCACAACTATGGCCCTGCTTGAGCAGTCTTCAAAGCTGTTCAATGCTGTGCATAAACGATTACATGCCGCACAGACTAAAGATCTTCGTATTCTAACTAGATTAGATTCGGAGTTTCTTCCTGATTTGTATCCCTACGAAGTGGCAGGTGGAGCACAGCAGATATTTAGGAACGATTTCAATCTAAAAAGTATTGATGTAATTCCTGTATCAGATCCTAATATGCCGACTGAGGCACACAGGATCGCAAAAATAAACGCCATCATGTCCATCGCTCAACAAAACCCAGCTGCTTACAACATGGAGCAAATAGGTATGGAATTGTTTTCAGCGATGGGCGTGGACGAACCACAAAGATATTTAAAACAACAGCAACAACCTTTCACTGCTGATCCTATTTCAGAGAACATGGCTTCGTTAAAGGGGGCACCTTTGCAACCAAGAGTAGATCAAAACCACGATGCTCACATTGTTACACATGGTATGTTTTTACAAAATCCTTCTTATCAAGGAAACACTGCAATGCAACAATTATTAACATCACACATACAAGATCACCTTGCATTGAAGTATCAACAAGAAATGGCACAGATGATTCAGAATCCGCAAGCACAACAAATGATTATGTCGGGACAACAGTTGCCACCAGAAATGGAAAATCAAGTTGCACTTATGGCTGCAGAAGCTGCTGACAAAGTTAATAAGTTTGATGAAGAAAAACAAAAAATTATGGCAGGTGAAGATACATCTGCAGCTGATCAACAAATGGAAATACAACAAAAAGATTTAGCTTTACGAGCACAAAAATTAGCAAACGATATGAAAGTACATCAAGATAAAATGGATTTACAAGAAAGTAAATTAATGATTGATGATGAAAATAAAGATCAAGATCGTAAGTTAAAAGAAGCGCAGATGGCTATGGACTCTGCAGCTGACATGACTTCTAATATTGAAGGTATAATTAATACAAGTATAAGGAGAGTTTAATGAAAAAGAAACTTAAGAAAGTAATTAAGGGATTGAAAAAAGCTTCAAAGACTCATGCGGGTCAAGCTAAAACTTTACAAGGAATGTTAAAGAATGGCAAAAGCAAAAACAAAAAGTAAATCAAAAGTTAACCAAGCTGGTAATTATACTAAGCCTGGGTTAAGGAAGCGAATCTTTAATCGTATTAAAGCACAAGCTTCACACGGAACGGGCGCGGGACAATGGAGTGCTAGGAAGGCGCAAGCATTGGCCAAGGCCTATAAAAAAGCTGGAGGAGGATATAAGTAATGCCAGGATATGCAATGAAAACTTCTGCTACTAAAAGAAATAAACCTAAAGGTGTTAAAAAACTAAAAGGCAAGCAGAAAAATATAGACAAAAATAAGGATGGTAAAATTTCTAAAAAAGATTTTATGATGCTTAAAATGAAAAAGAAAAAGAAATAGGAGTACTCATGGATAAGATAAAAAGTATTTGGAGTATGATTAAAGATAGTTCTAAGAAAGAAAAAATCTTAGGAGCAGCTGTAATTGTACTTGCACTTATCATTATTTTTTAATGCATAAAGAAGAAATATTAGAGGCTCTTAGTAAAAAGTACGAGGCTCAGATAGCTGAGGCTAAAACTACGATAAATATTTATTTATCAAATCCTGTGGGTATTGGGGAACATCCCCAACACCTGGAGGAGATAGATAAGCTCATGGCAAACGTAGCTGATGCTGAAGATAAGTTAGATGTTATTAGGAGACATTGGGATGGCTAAGTTAGCTAAATCACAAAAGAGTTTAAAAGACTGGGGTAAACAAAAATGGCGAACGAAGTCTGGGAAGAAGTCAAGCGTTACTGGGGAAAGATATCTACCCGAGAAAGCGATCAAAGCTCTGTCATCTGCGGAGTATGCGGCAACGACAAAGGCAAAGCGAAAAGGAACAAAAAAGGGCAAACAGTTTGTGAAGCAACCGAAAGGGATTGCAAAGAAAGTAAGGAAGTATAGATAATGGCAAAAGATCCTAGATTGAAAAGAGCAGGAGTCACAGGTTTTAACAAACCAAAACGTACACCTAATCATCCTAAGAAGTCGCACATAGTAGTTGCTAAAGAAGGTGATAAAGTTAAAACAATTAGGTATGGTCAGCAAGGAGCAAAAACAGCTGGCAAACCTAAAGCAGGAGAGTCCGATAGAATGAAGAAAAAAAGAAAATCATTTAAAGCTAGACATGCAAAGAATATTGCAAAAGGTAAAATGTCTGCAGCATATTGGGCAAATAGAAGTAAGTGGTAAAAAGAAAAGATCCTAAAAAAGGAACAGGTAAAAAACCTAAAGGTTCAGGTCGCAGATTATATACTGACGAAAATCCAAAAGATACAGTCAGTATTAAATACGCAACACCAGCGGATGCTAGAGCTACAGTTGCTAAAGTAAAAAGAATTAATAAACCATACGCACGTAAGATACAAATCTTGACTGTTGTAGAACAACGTGCTAAAGTTGCTGGTAAGACAGAACAAGCTGCGATAGCAAAACGTGGTAAAGAAGCTTTGAAAAAAGCTCGTGGTAAAACTAAATAGATGGAGATATGGGAAGCGTGGTTACTTTTAATGGTCACATTAAACACAATACAAAACTTAATTGTTTTCTTTGTAGGACGTAAGTTTTATAGAAAGAAGTAATGTCATTTTTAGTTGCTAATTTACCTCCTACAAAAGTATATGTTAAGAAACAATATTTATATGATCATCAAAAAGGCCATGGAGAATTTGTAGAAGGTGTTTGGGTTGCTTGCAAATCTATTCAAGGTAGAGCACTTTACTTTGAAACATATTTACCAGAGTATGGCGCTTTATATGATAAGCTCCCTATCAGTGCTTTTGTTAGTGATCCTACTGAGTTGGATCTTGAGTTAGAAGAATTAGAATTATGGGATGCATTTAGCTACAATCTTACAGTAATAGAAAAGCAATCTATAGCTGGAGTGCGTTGCAAATATCTTGCACCATCAAAGAAATGGTATCATGGTGAATATTTATTTACTATAGATAATTGTCATTCAGATCATAATACATTAAATACAGGATACTCTGAAGTACCAGAAGAACATAAATCATTTAATATTTTAGAACTAGATAACAAACATTATGCAGCTCAACCTAATAATCGAGTTATATATTATGATAAATCATTGACCCCATCAGAAACCAAACAACCAGATTTTAAAGTATCAACTGAATATTATTCAGTAGAAAATAAATCTAAATGGACAGCTGGTGATGATACAAATTATTTTTACAATTTACTTGAACAAAAATAAATAATGTGTTAAAATAAATTGATCGCCATAATGGGATCATAACATAACGCTTAACGGAGGTTATATGAATATTATAAATTGGGAACCTTACAGACCATTTACAGTTGGGTTCGATTCAATACTGGACAGACTCATGGATATAAAAACTGAGTCACCAAACTACCCACCATACAATATTAAAAAATTAGATGCTCTGCACTATGTAGTCGAGATGGCTGTAGCAGGCTTTGGTAAAGAAGATATTAATGTGGAGTATGCAGACAATACTATGACAGTACAATCTATTAAAAAAGAAAAGACTGAAGATAAAAATGTAGTGCATCAGGGTATTTCACAAAGATCATTTATCAGATCATTTGCATTAGGAGATGATATGATAGTGACAGATGCAAATCTAAAAAATGGTTTACTTTCAATATATATTGAAAAGATTGTACCAGAGGAGAAAAAACCTAAAACAGTAACTATTAAATAAATGAACGGGGCATTAAACTGCCCCCTTCAACAGGAGACACATGAACGCTACTACATTAAAAGACAATCTATTAAAGGCTTTGGATGAAGCAATAGACGCTAACAAAGATCAACTATCTGGTGTTGGTGCTGATGATTTTGCTTCATACAA